CCTCTTTTCTTTTCGCTCCTTCTCACGGCGCTCGGTGATTTCTTTTGCGATTCTATTATATAAACTAACACCGTCTTCCTCGGCATCGGGGTCTGTATCAATCGGAACCGAAACCGGTGAAAAGGCTGCTGGTCCGGCAAGGATGATTTCTTGAACGCGATCAGCACTCCAAACACCCGGAGGTGCCCGAGCGTTTGAAAAAAAGACAACATGAGGCGGTTTGAACGCCTTTGTCTTGCTCATATACTTAGGGCTAAAGATTCGCCCATCTTTTAGCTTTTCTGCCGATTCAAACATGTCCGTGCAAAGCTCAAGCTTAGTCGCACGCGCAACATCAAATATGGCAATAGGCTGAGAGTTGTACGCATACGCAATATCCTGGGATCGCCCCGCCAACTCTATTGCGTTCATTTCACAGCACAGGTGTGTCGTAACTCGACTCTTACCCATGCCCCCTCTTTCATCACACACCCAAAAAATCCAGCGGTCATGAGCTGGGCCTTTTAAGATTTTTATTAGCGCTTCCTGCCAAACACGAGGAACAAAACTGCCGTCTTTCGGAACGGGTTGTAAAATATCCGCAAGGCGTTCAAGCCCGGAAGCATAGCGCATAAAATAACCAGGGAACTTATCGGCAACAATTTTAGCACCCTCAATTGGTCCATTTGCCCGTAAGATGTCTCTGATCTCCAGTACATCATTTCGCTCCCCTTGTTTCGTGACGCGACTTTCAGAGCCAACTTCCCACCCTCGAGAAATGAGATCGTCACCCTTAATACGGTACTTATCCTCAAGCGCGTCCTTTATGTAGCGGTCTCGCTCCCTTATAGGAACCGGGGTGTAAATGCCCCTACTCCCAAGCCAAGTAGCCATTTGCACACCAGTCACCTGGCCTTTAAACTCAACATACCCCTTAAAAAAGTACATAGTATGCAATAGACCATCGGGACCAAGGGTATCGTCGCGCTTTACTGGATTACCGCATGCATAAGTGCAATTAAACGATGCAGGTGCTGGATCCGGTGCCCAATTTCCAATTTCCTCAACTCCACCTTGAATTTGTTCAGGTAATAGCCGGATCATAAAGCGGTACGCGCGCGCCTTCGGGGATTGCGCCGTTGAAATCACGGACGTGTCGCCGCTGAGAAGGGACATTCATCAACTGGACAATTTGTCAAATTGAGACAAATTAAGATTTCAAGTTGAGACAGTTGAAATAAAATGGCTGGCCAATGGGTAAACGGAAAATGCGTCCCGTATACAAAAGAAAATCCTAAAGTGACGACCTACGAAAAGGAAGAACCTGACGCAGTGGAAATTCAGCAATATAGAGATGAGCTTGAGGCGCTTTTGGCACTACCCCCACACAGCGACCCGACCAAAGCCATAGAAAGAACGAAACGGTGTGCGGATTTGCTGCAGGCGATCACGAACAGTAACTCGTCCGTGGGTATGAGCACGCCGGATGTTGTGCGCGTGTTGCATGAATCGTTTTTTTCGATCGCGTATAAGCAGGGGATAGAGGAGGGTAAAAGGCAAACTCAGCAACAATCAAATAACTGTGAAATTTGCGCCGAACGCCGCCGACGAAATCGCGAAGCAGCTGCACAAGCCAGAAAGAGAATTAAATTAGAAAAGGGTGAGGACGAGAGTGACGATTCGTCTTAATTTTTTATTTTGTTTAATTCATGACTCATGATCCAATAAACACCTGACCTCCAATTCGCTCAATTTGTCCATTTGTTCATTTGACCAATGCCGTCCCCTAGCAGAATAGCACCATGGCTCTACCGCTCCCTAAGCCAGAGGACTGGCGCGAGATCATCGAGTTTGCCCCGCCAAAGGCTGGTGATACCACCGGACTCATCAACCTTCGCGGTGCGCGATCGATCCAGCTCACGAAGCTGTCACAGGGCTCCCTGCCCTTCCGCAAGCCCGCCCTCCCCCTTGAGATCAACACCATCGCTGACTTTATGTCTAAGGGACGCGGCAACCTGTCAATCGCCGTCGAACTCACACCTGAACTGTGGGATGTGTTTCATGGCCTTGACCTGGCATTCCAGGCTTTCCTAGTCGAGAACGCACGCAAGCTCTTTTCGCCGAAAGACGCAGAGTTCATTTCCCGCGACAAGAGCGCGATCGCCCTCAAGCACCCCAAGCCGCTTGCTCGTTACAAGCCTGACGGAACGCCCGACCACAACGCACTTCTGCGCTTCCGCATCAGCGGTCGCGGCCCAGAGGTCGCCGGCTTCGACGTCAAGGAGGGTGCGCGCGATGGCACCTACACTACAAATGTCACCTACAAGGACCAAGTCGACGCGCTGCCGTTCAACGCCACGCGTCTCTTCATCGTCACGGGCACTAACGCCTCTGGCCTCAAGACCGCGGCGTCACTCGTCCGCCGCACCGGTGTCGTTGGCGTTGGCGAGAAGAAGATGCGCTACGTCGGGCCTGGCGACATGCGCGACGGTGTGATTGTTGACGCCAAGTTCACCGTTAGCCACTGGGCGCTCGTGAACGGCTCCGCCTCGATCTGCCTGCGCATGACGGACATCATCTTTGAGAACATCGAGGCCGCCGCGGCGCTGCCTGAGGGCTTTGTCCTCGCCAACGAGGAGGACGCGCACCCGCCGCCGTCATACATGTCACCGCCGCGCCGCGCGCCAACAATCGCGAGCGACCCGTGCGCGCCAGGTGCGCCTAATAAGCGTTCGCGCTTCGAGCATTCAAGCAGCTCGCTCTTCTCACCCAAGCCCAGCGCGCCAGCGTCCGAGCGCACCAAGGAGTACGCGACCGGCATCCTCAAGTGGGACGAGCGCTTCCCTGACTGTGAGGGATGTAAGAACGGTTCCGCAGATCAAAAATCGCACATGAAATTTGGCGGCTGTCTGGTAGAGTTCGTTGAATTCCCCGAAGCGTAAATAGATGTCAATTGCGACGCTGTGGGCTGTCTATTTTTTTTCACTGACAGTTGTTTTTGTTCTGCGTACAGTTTGCGTCGTTTCCCAAGCTCAAATGGTCGACCGCACCTACGTCTCACCTATGTCCCCAACCAAGTACACCGCCGACGACGGTATCATCCCCTTTCCTCCGAGCTATTCGGAGCAGTTCACGCCGCGCCGCAACCTGTCTAAGGCCGTCGTCGCGATTCACCACCAACTGGCGCTCGCTGAACGTGAGGAAGCCATGATCGAGCTCGGCGACACGAACAAGACGGTCAACCGCCTCATCGACGTGATCACGCACCAGGGCACGACCATCAGCAAGCTCGTCAAGCGCGTGCGCAACGTGAACAAGACCCTCAACGTAGAGATCTACACCCTTAAGGGCGAGCTCGACCGCGCGCGCGAGCGCGAGCTCAAGATGAACATCGAGATCCGCCGCCTCACGTCAATCGAGGAAGAGTACAACGAGCTCAAGAAACGGCAGCAGCGCGTGTATGAGAAGCGCAGCCAAGGCCAGATCGCCAAGTACAAGAACATGCGTTCGAAGGAGTAGGTCAGAGTGTGACGTCATTAATACGGAACAAAGAAGAGAAGAGAAGAATTCCGTGATCCGACGGAATTCGGATTACTCCGGAATATTTCAATTTGTGTTTAAACGTCGACAGACAATCAGCTGATAGAATGCTTGCTATAAAAAAGGACCACGGCTTCAAATCTGGGCGTGACGACGGCGAGGCACTCGCTGTTATTTACGGACCCGACGGAACGCGTGATGGTGATATTTTGACCATTGATCCAAATGGACGCTCTTCTGGGCCAATTACCCTCAACAAACATGAAAAGTTTTCACTTGAGCCCACACACGACCCAAAGGCGCGCGACGTGATTATGGTGGGCGGTAAAAGTGGAAGCGGGAAGTCGTTTATTGCAAAAAACTTTATCAAGCGCTACCACAACCTGTGGCCTAAACGCCCTATCCGCCTTGTCTCATACCTTGACGAGGACGAGACGATTGACGATGCAAAGGCACAGGAGCGCATTGACCCTGAGACTTGGGTCGATGACCCGCCAGAGCTCGAGTACTTTGAAAAATCTCTCTTGGTTTTGGACGACGTAGAAGGATTCGAACGGTCCAAAAAAAGTGTTTTTAACGCGATTCAACGCGTCGTAGATATGATCGCTACCACTGGACGACACGCACAAGCTTCAATTCTTAATTGTTCACACTTGCTTACTGATTATAAAAGGACCCGCCTTTGGCTAGGTGAAAGCAACCAGTTTTGCGTGTTTCCTAACGGAGCGAGTATAAAGCAGCTTAACAACCTGTTGGGGTCGTATGCGGGCGCAGACGCAAAAGAAATTACTGCTATGAGAAGACTTCCCTCGCGCTGGGTTTGTTTGCGAACATCCTTCCCGCCCGTGGTTTTGCACGAGACAGGCGCGTATCTCCTACATTCTGCTGATGATGACGACGAGCGACCAAAAAAGAAAGCCAAGGGACCGCCGTCTGGATTGTTTCGTGAACCAGCACGGCCAGCTATTCAAGAGCAACCCCAGGGAGGAGAAGATAACGACGAGGATGAAACATAACTTTAACATGCATTTACATTCCAATCAAAATTGTCACTTTCCCACTCCCACGTTGCGCGGCGCAGGCGAAGCGGTTTAGGTGTGCGCGTCCAAATAACTGGTTCATTGCATCCTTCCTCTGATGCCTCAGACGGCACATACTCTTCATCGCTTTCCTCCATAACGTCCTCATAGGGTGGAAGGGCGCCACAAGGTACTTCTTCTACCTCATTCGGCGAAATTGACGAAATCTCCGAAATATTTAAATCTAGGGCGTCTAACTTAACTTCCTCTGCGTTTTTTTGTTCATTGGACGGTCCAAGGATGGCCATGCCCAAAAGACAGAAACGCGCTACTGCAGCCACTGCGACTAAAACTAAAATACACACAACGACGCCGTTGAGGACGTCGGAGTTTGTCGACATATCAAATTTTTTTCTAAACTTCCGTGTGTTGATATGGGTCTAAATCCCCACTTTAACGAAAGTCGGAGTAACTTAAATGGGTTTGAGGTTGCCGATCGCCTACTTAATAATACACGCGTTGTCGAGCGCAACACCGCAGCTATTTACGCGATCGCCAACGCTCGTAATTTGGGAAAACAGGAGGTGTGGTCCCAAAATTCCACCATATTTAACCAAAAGTCACCCAACCCATTTACCGTCCCATCGTACGCGAGTAAGTTTATCTCCACCGGCTTCACGAACCGAGCCATTGTTGGACCTACCGATAATGAGCTAAGGAGCCTTAATTATGGCGACTGGCACACTGCGAGCGGCCTGCCGACCATCCAGGATGAAGAGTTTCTTCGCAACATGCGGGGAATCCAGAAAGAGCGCAGAATTGAGGATTTCAAGTCAATCCGGTCTGGCGCGGTCGCGTCGACGACGCCTGCCGGAACGTCATACGTTATTAATGCGGATACGGCTCGCGCAGTTACGATTATTCTGCAGGACATGTACAAATGGCTCATTGATCCCAACGGCTTTCAGATGGTTAATCCTGTTCGCGCAGCTCGTGGCGCAGCAGTTCCGCCAATTAATCTTATTGATGAACAGCGCGTCAAGGTTGCAGAACTTAATAACAGCATTTTGAAGGCAAGCGCCGCGTTCCAGACCACAAAGCTTTCATTGACGTATTCACAGCTGAACACCATGAATTCAGCTATGATTAGGATTACGAATCCTAAGAATTTGCGAAATCCTGGTTATCTCGACCAGCGCCCGCAGGTTATGGCCTTGTTTCCTGGAATTTCCAATCTTGCGCAGCAAATTGGTGAATTGATGATTAAGAAGCGCGACGATCTTTTGCAGACAAACGGCCAAGGCCTCCTTTCATCCATACCAACCATTCAGACCAAAGACGGTATTACGTCAGGTACGCTGCCTTCCGACGCGCAGCCTGGACAGTTCAACGGCTCTGCGACACTTTCACAACTCGATGCCGCTACAAGACAGCAGGCGCTGGCCGCGCAGGTTGCCGCGGGGCCGGGTGGGGGTGGGGCACAGGGAAGTGGAAAGCCTCACAAGGCGTTTCGCAAAAAGAGGTCCATTCACGGATTGGTTGGTCGTGGTCCATCGTTTTTCGCCACTGTCTTCAAGGCTCTTAAAGATTTTTTGGTTGGTGGACAGGATGGTACTGCCGATACATCATATAACGGCGACACCGTTGCCATTAACCCGGATTGGGATCCGATGGTTCAATCTTACATGGCATTCCGTAACACGATTATCCTGTACAACCGCGAAACAATGCTAGATGGAAACCCCACTAACAAACCCATTATTCCTGTTCCTTTGGGATACAGAGGGACAGGACAGAATGAGACACCCGCTGGATATTCGAATGCATCAACCCAGACGTACGATTATCTTGAGCAATCGTTCCCTGACGCTGCGGATAAGATGAAGGAGGTTGAAGACGCTCAGAATGGATTTGAGTATTATGAAGGCCAGGAAGAGCATGGAAATGCGGTATCACCCGAGGACAATCCTCTTCTCGCGGTGGATGATAATACACCTGCTGGGGCGCCTGCGGCATCCTCTGCAAATGCGTCTGCGCAGACGTCAGCACCTGCAGCCGCGCCTGAACGTTCACACGATCCCAATGATCCGGACGCGGTCAACCCGTACATTGAGGAAGACCCTATGTACGCTGAGTGGATGTCCGCGCATAACCATGCTATGGCGGAGGGTCAACTTAGAAGCGCAGATAGCGGGGTTGAAGGCGAGACTGAAGCTGTGCCTGCACAAACTCCGGGACAGGCCCCAGGCGAAGACGAGCGGTTTGCAGGCAACCCTGAAAACGCAAACGCTGCAGCGCCTGCGCAGGGAAACACCACCGATTACAGTATTATGCAGCAACCTGACCAGGACAAGGGGCGCCCTGGCTTGGGTCCTCTTGGTCGCGCAGCCGTAACGGCGGGTATCGTGTCACTCGGTTCTACGGCAGTTGGACCCTCCGGGGAAATTAAAACACAAGCCGCGAATCAGGGAAATCCGTTTGCAAGTCCTGACATGGGCCAGCCTACGAATTCAACCCTGGAAGATCAGTACAGGGCGCGCAACGACTTCTTGTACCGTTCGCGTCCCGCTGCGCCTAGGTTTCAACCGCCTTCAGGGCTTCAAATCGACGGTCGTCTGCAGCCGTCGTTGGAATATGGCTCTGCTGCCCTAGATGGGGCACCTGCACCCTACACTGGTATTTTGATGGGATATCCTAACACCCATACGGGCCACGCCAGTGACGCCAACCCGTTTCGTAAAAGCGGCATCAAGGATCCCATGGGCAAGGCTCCGACTTCCACCTCCCACACCATGTCATCTAAATTTCCGTCTTTTGCCGAAGTTGCGCTTACAGGAACGGGCCCGCCGGATGCTCCCACTGGCGCAACTGATCCAGACCTTGATGTGGAAGGAGAGGATGAGCGCGCTGCCCCTGGCGACGATGGCAACCCGCAGAATATGTACGCAAGGAAGGTCGACGAGGAGCTTCGCAATTTCCGCAAGCGTGCGGGATTGCGCGATCCGGTTGACGCAAATGCAGAGGCTGCACAGCAGGCACTTGTCCAGCGATCACCGGACACGGCCCAGAAAATGCAGCAAACAGCATCAACCCTTCTTCAAACGGTTTCTTCAGCAATTGCACCAGTCGTTTCTGGACTTGGCTCAACCGCACAAACTGCTTTGTGGGTTGGTCGCACTTTTCTTACGGCTAACATGGCATACTTTGTCACGCGTATGACCATGGCTCAGAGCCGTAATCCACAAGGCACGAGCAGCCAGGTCGCTGGAATGATGACGGGTGCGGCGTCTGCCCTCATGCTAAACTCAAACCCACTCGTCAAGGCTGGTGGTCTTGGGCTCGCATTGGGTGGATTGGTCGTGCAAAACACGTTTGGCGAGAAGGAGTACAAGCAGGGTCTTGACAGTATGTACAATGACGCCCTAACTGCATACGCGGACGTGCGCTCGCTAAACAAGGTTGCAGCCGACAGTGTAACTGAAATGCTGTCGGACGTTGGGGGTGTCGTGCGGCGTTCGCTTACAAACGCAGCCAAGGATTGCATGCTGTTGGTAACCCAGCTTAAGCAGGCGCCTCGTGATGCAGAGACAGAGTATGACCGCATGACCCGTGAAAATAAGGAGGACGTGGAGCGCAGCAGCAAGGCGCGCCTGCAAAAGTTGGTCGAATCGGACCGCCAGCAGGAAATCGAGTTTGTCAAGAAATCCCTCAGTCTCACGTCCAACACATTTGACGAGATGAAGACAGAGCTCGCAAAGCGGATGTTTAACCAGCGGGCCGACATGATTTCTGACGCGCGCGCGCAGGAGGAGAGCGCTCACGATAAGTCAGCGACCTGGAG